GGCGTTGCATTGTGAAACAATGAAATGTGTGAGGGGTAATCTAACCCCTGGCAGGCTCGCAAGAGCCCAGGATCATAAGGTGGGTGCTCAATTGCCAACTGGATTACTTTCCAGTGACGTTATTGTTGCGTCTCTTCCAGGACAACTTGTGCTGGAAAAGGGTCAATTGAGTTGGTCAGGGAAAATCCCCCGTGTAAATTGTCGTGAAACGAGATCTCTCGCTTCACGTCTTGCTAGACATGAAAATTTACACAGCCTGACTAGTAGATATCGTCTTCTTTTTGCTAAGCCAAATGGCTCAGTAAAGGAGAAAAGAGGAATATCTATAACAGAGTACACTCATAGAATGTCTCTGTTGGGATTAACCCCAGACCCGAGAGTCCTCCGGGCGGTTCATGAATCAAACACTGGTTCTGAACGCGGTTGGAGGACAATTCGCGTCTGGGAAGAGGTGCCAAGTGAATGCACTGACGAGTACGTGCGATCGAATCTTAAAGCGGTCATTGGTTGCTACAAACCTTTTCAACGTGGAAAAATAGTTGAAAAGAGGGCGTGGCTTTCATTGACCGATGATATCTATCGGGCGTATGTCGCTAGCATTTACACTTCGCGTTTCGGTGCCAAAATTCCGAAAAGGACAATTCAGTTCATTAAGAACAATTTTGTCCCACAGCTCGTGGCCCATCCTGAGAAGATGTTAGAAACCCTGAAAAGGGTCGCTGACGATCTCCGCAGTTATGGGATTTGTGGTGTGAGACATGAAAATTGGGATGTTATCCCTGAATTTCTTCCCTTCCGGAATTTTGGACGTAAAAGGTGCTGTCAAGCATCGTTTATGAAGAGGGCTTTGCCGCCTTTCCTCAATAATGATGACGTGATAGCTGACTTTGTCGATAGGCAAAGTCAACCTTCTACGGAGGACCAGTCGGTCCTCTCCGATTTCCTTGGGTGGGCTCTCGAGTGGGCTCGGTTCTACAAGGGAGTGACGAGGCGAGATTTTAAAATCTCCCCTTCAAATCACTCCTGCATAGAGGCGAGTCGCCGAGAGGGCGGCTCATCTTCTTATTACCAGTCCATCATTGAATATCAACATTCGCGCTTATTAGCGGGAATGTCGAGTTCATACGATGTACTGGCAATGGAAGATGACTGCGTCAGTTCTTATGTTGATGCCAGACCAATATTTGGCCAACAACAGAACGCCCTTTACCCTTGGAACGTAGCAGAAAGAAGGAGCCGGTTATTAATAACCGGTTGCCTGAATCTGCTAGCACCTATGATCCTTCACGCGAAGGAATGCGATCCGATGACGTGCAACTCCACTGAGTTACATTTGTTGTCGTGTCCAATCGCAGTCCCTGAAAGGGGGGGGAAAGTCCGAATTCCAACGTCTACCCAGGTTCCGGCTTTAATTCTAGCAAGCATTCTTAAGAAGAGTGTCTTGCCATTATTAAAGGCGGACCCGCGTATACGGAGTTCGGTTTCTTCGCCCCCCTGGAAGTTCCCACGTTGGAGCTCGCGTGAAGGGTTAAACTGGAGGAGTCAGGACCTCACTACAGCGACTGATAACCACTCTTTCCTACTTGGAAAGGGTGTTTATGAGGCTCTGTGGTCAGGTTCTGATGCTGACATCCCCTCCTGGTTCCATGATATTCTACCGGTGCTTACCGGCCCGAAGGTACTCGTAAAGAAGCCCCTAGGATTCGACGTTCTAAAGTTCGCCGATTTCCTAGAGCCAACGTTACCAGAAGAATGGATAGTAGAGTCTTTCGCAAGAAAGCCTTTCCTATTCATCGCCTCGGGTCTTAATCCACCGCGAAAGGTTAAACCTTTCAAGAGTATCATGGAAACGTGCGTCAGAGACATGGATGGAGTCACCCTTGTCCCGTACCTGACGAGAGGTGTTCAGAAGTATGAGGCCTACTACCAGCGTAAAATGGTAGCAGATCTCAAATTTCTGGGTATCACTCGTCGGGGACAGGACATGGGCACCCCCACTTCCTGGGTCACTCTCCCTTTGATCTCCCTTTACTCTTATGAAAAGAGTTCTCCCTGTAGAAGGGTTGAACTCTTAGCTAAGTGGAATGGGGAGACGAGAGTAGCGCCCACGAACTGGAGGTTAATCTCCACCTGTGGCGATGACGTCGTAGCTCAGATGACTAAGGGGCATTCCGAACAACATAATGTTGTTCTGTCTGCCCTAGGCTCTGTCGTCTCAGTCAAGAAAGATTTTCTTGATAAACACTATATGGTGTTTACCGAGAAAATATTCCTTGATGGCAAGCTACTGGGAGTGGTTCCTTTCTCTCCTGCTACCGCGCCTTTTGGCGGGGTAAGAGAAGGAAACTGGTTTTCAGCTCCGTCCAGCATAATGTCCTTGTGCGACCAACACGGTGCGACTAAGAGAATGCAGAAAGCACTCTTTCTTGTGTGTAAATACAAGAGAGAGTGGTCTGCGGCCTCTAAGTTGGGGTTACCATTAGGTAACCCTTATCCGCTTGGTGGCATAGGACATCCGGATTTTTCCGGGTCCCGGGGAGTGGAGAGACATCGAATTTTCTCCTACCTTTCTGGCCTTTCGTCCATAGATCTCGTGATGCACGATCGGGGCCTTAATTTTGTGGAACAACCTGTAGCAGATGTTAAATTTCTGCCAGTTGTCCGCAATATTATTGCCTCTTTCGAGCTCGAAGAACTGATGGAAGGCGAGAAAGCGGAAGATGTCGGCCTCCACCTCCGCGACGCTCCGGGCGTGTTGTCGGCCCC